GCCCGGCAGCAGCGTGCCAAGTGCGGGCGCGCGGGCCCGTAAGCAAACCGCCGTTGCAAGTACCGAAGCGAAGGGCGGCCGCCGTGAACGTAGTCGATGGATTATGTCTCCACAAACCATCGCAGCCCCCAGTTGCGGTACTTCCTCCTTTCATTTCTCCGGCCGGAATCGCTCCGTATCCTAAAACCGTCCTGTATTCTGTTGGATAATCCAACGCATTATTGTTCCCGTCCCATGTCATATTATTTGGTACATTTATTCCGGTATCGCTGTAAGTTGCGCCTGTTAAATCATAGGTGTAGTTCTTGCTTACCTTCACGCGTCCGTTTACAACAATCTCATACGGATCTCTCATCCACTGCTGATAACTTCCAAGAACGATGCTGTGAAAAATCTTATTCAGGCTCTTTCCGTCGTCTGTTCCGTAGAACTGCCCGCCACTCACAACGGCGTTCTGTTTTACACCATATGTAGGTGCCTGTGATGCGTCATATCCGCTACAATTTCCATTCCCGAATGCCATCTGTAAATCCGTTGTTCCGGAAATCATGATTAAAAAATCAATGATTGTCTCCACGATAGGGCCTCCAAGGAACTGCGCTCTTGCGGAGAAGTTCTGCAGGGCTGTGCGCTCTTGATTTGCATTTGTATTATACGACGGCTGTAATCCTGCTAAACTTACCATCTTAGGAGTTGATCCGTCTGCTCCAAGTCTGGAACCATAGAACATAGGCAGCCAAACGCCTTCCAGAACATTGTTTGAAGGATCAATGAATCCGTTAGGCTCATAACCGTCTCTTGCGCTCATAGAGAATAATACGGTACGATCGTTACCCTCCATCTTTTCATACTTGTAAATCTTAGGGAACCAAGCGAAAGCGCCGCCATTATATGATGTGTTAGACACATCAGAAGTGGTTCCATTAGGTTTCTTGGTGTAGTCTGTTTCCATGAGGCGGTAGTCCGGTGTTCCGTCCGCTTTTACCATATAAGGCTTGTTGGCCTTGATAACCGGATGATCCGCCCAGTCGTTCAGCGAAACAATGCCGGTACTTCCGTTTCTGGTAACATTTTTGTAATTCTTATTCAGCCCGATAGCTGTTACTCTAGCGGAAGGGCTTTTAATATCCATGTGCTCAACGAACCCCCACACCGGTTCTGCCGCAAGAATATTGTAAATCTTGTCCTGCGTCTCTTTGTCGGCCACGTAAATTTTCTCTCCAATTTCCATTTGCTCTTATCCTCCTTATTCGCTTATGGCCTGAACATAAATCAGACCATTATCAATGCCGATCTTGCATTTCATTTTCGTGGTGTCATCGCGGAGTTTATTCGCGTCCTCCGCGAGAAGCGCGGCTCCCGCTGTGTTAATAGTTACCTCTGCACTATTGTTTACGGTGGCAAAGTAATCCTGCGTAATCTGTGCCGGATTGTAACCGTTGTAAGGCGGCATGAAGTCGCCGTTTGACCCGGAAGTTATTGCAATGGAATACAGCACCTCCGTATCGGATGCGCCGCCGGAAGGCTTTGCGTAAAGCCCGATTTCATTAATATAGTATCCTTCCGTTACCAGTGTTTTATGAGATACCGGGTCCTGGTTTGTTATGAGCCCTGTGACCTTAACAGAGTGGTTGCTATAGACATCAATGTCCGATAGTGTATAGCTGTTTTTCTGTGATTTCAGCTTTGTTGCCTGCTGTAATTTTGCAAGTGTTTTTTCGCTTGCCGAATAAGTTCCATTCCCAACCACCATACGGGTAAATTCGATTTTAATTTCGCCTGCCTGTGCTCTGGTTAGCAATGCTGCGCCATTGTTTGTCATCACGGCGCTTTCAAATGGTTGTGGCATATTTTATCCCTCCTGTTCTTTTATTACATTTTTGTGTATGCTATCAACTTGTATATTACTTGCTATAGCCTGTTGTATAGTTGAGCGTTCTGTGTAGTTCTCGCAAATAACAGGTTGTTTTACCGTCTGTGTTTCCGCTACTCCTACATATCTTTCTGCCGAAATATCTTCCCCAGCCTCTTTGAGATTTTCTCTGATAGTTGGTTCTTTCGTTATCCCGACCGTTTCAACTCCTGATTGTATTTTTGATACAATATCCTCTCCTTTGATCGAAAATCCTTCGCGTATCTCCGGAGGATGCGATGCAATGCAGCTTCCAACCCCACAATATGTTACGTTTGTTGCTATGCGCCCTATATCTACCGCGTCCATAATTGATCTCGCTGCTTTTACCTTTTTCATCGCATTGCTCATCAATTCGATATTGTTCTCTTTCAACACATCGAATAGCAGCACTTTGAAATGATATGGTTTCCCACCGTATTCATACCACGGGATATATCGTGCATCGTCAAATACGTTTTCCAATAATGCGTCTATCGCAGTTTGCGTCCCTGCGGACCTTCGAACACTATAGTTTTGTTTTATCAGTTTCAACTTTTTATCATCCGGGAAATCTGATCTGTAATACGGAGCCGCGATACAAGCAGCGAACACATCGTAATGCTCTGGCTCAAGATGATCGATATTCCCCCATACATTCAGTCGATCAGCATAAGCCAGGTATTTTTTCATTTGCTTTGCAAACGCCACACTCAGACTTCTTGTGTCTTTATTCTGCAGATTAGGTGGCAGTGACATATACAATGTATCTTCATCATCCAGTTTGTACATCCTCTACTCCTTTTCCAATCCTCCGTATATAAGATCAATTTTCGCGCAATGCGCAACCTGATTTTTTTCGATCGCTTTGTAAACAGGTGATGTAATTTCAATTCGTGACGCTCCAGCTGCATTCATGTATGCAACCATCATATTCGGATTGATTGCACGGCCTATTTTTCCCATCGTATGATCTCGGAATTCTTCCACTGCGTCTTCAATTTCTTCTTTTAGGGTGGTCTCTGTTTCTTTTTGATCATAGGATATGTAGTATGTGGCTTCTATGCTGTATTCCACAATCTCTGGTGCAAGAATTTCTATTCTGTCCGTATCTACCTTCTTTTTCTGGTCGATGATGTAATTCAAGATGTCTTTCAACTTTTCCTTGTCTGGTACATTCCCGTTTTGCAATAGTACATAGATTTTTACAGTGGCATCCTCCGTCGTATCAATCCGCGCGTCCACTATATTACCGCTGTACCTCTTTACCAGCTCTATATATTCAGGTTCTGGTCCTGCTACGGAAAACAGATCCGGTGAGTTGTATATATTTTCCCTAAGTTCGTCAGTGTTAAATATTCCACGTCCTCCTGCAGACTCGGTTAAGTTTTTAACACCATCCACATAAGCTATCGGGTTTACTATTATATTGATTTGGCCCGGAAGGTATCCGTTTCCCCCATCCCCTGTCTCTGTGCATGTTGCAACAGTGTCTGCATGTTCTGTTCCGGCCAGAATTATAACTTCTTCGTTTGTAGCAAAATAAACCTGATCCCCCGCCGTAACTAATGTTCCCTGCGGAACTTTAATATCCCTGTTCTGCTTTTCCGACACTGTAAACCGTAGGGTAGCCTGTGCGCTTTCTTCTCCGGTTTCTGCATATCCAACTAACGCTCCAAGATTTCGTAAAGCCGCTCCGTGCGAATATTTTAAGAAATTCTGTCGATATCTCTCCTGCATCACATACGCCAGCTGCGAAAACATTCCCGCCGTCGCATTGATCAGCAGTTTTATATAGTTTCCTGGATATAACGTTATTTCTTCACCGTTCTTTTCCTCGTAATCTGTTTCAAAATCATTCACCATTTCTTCGATTATATGGTTCACGTCCAGATCTTCCTCTTTAATTAAATCAATTTCCGGAAGTGCTTCCAATATATCAATTGCCGACATCCGCAATCACCACCTTTACTTTTCCGTTATTATCCACATCTACCTGTGTAACTTCTGCACGATCTTCCCACTCCTCCGCTTGCGCTATTAGCTCACTTGCGTATTCGTTTTTTGCGTATTGTGTGGGCAGCGCAATTCTATGCACTCCAATATCTCTTGCATATGGGGCGGAACCATATGGCGTACTTGCAATAGTGCCGAGATTATCTTCAATCATTTTTCTGTCTGTGTTTGAATATTCTCCTGCAAATTCTACATTGTCCATATTTTCTCCCTACTTTGGTATCTTTAATTTCATTCCAACACGTATTAAGTTTGGATTTTTAATCTGGTTTTTGTTCGCGTTATATATTTTTGTATATTTCCCACCGCTTCCATAGTATTTCTTTGCTATTTTCCACAGGCTGTCACCTTTTTTCACAGTATAAATGTCGTAAGAAGCTTTTTTTGCACTTTTAGCTGTTTTTGTTTTTTTATCGTTTTTTTTGCTTGCCGTTTTTTTCTTTTTGTGAGCTGTCGGCTTTTCTTTTAATGTTATATCCATGGTTATTGACTGCACACGGCCATTCCACATAATGGTTTTATAAGCATCCGACATTTTTGTTATTACAAAAGGGTTTGATCCAACTTTCGATCCACCCAGCGTCAAATATTTTGCTGCACCCTCATTTTTGTATTTTCGCAATTTCTTCTCAATGCTTTTTGGTTTTACCTGAAATTGTGCGTCCGCAATAATAGTAAACGTCACTTCATCCAATCCCGGATTGGAAAATTCCAGCCATGGTTTTTTTCCATCTCTTGGGTGCTCCGAATGGGTTGCATCTCCCTCCCTTACCATATCCTGGATAGATAGTGCTTTTACTCCCTTTTCATTTTCTTTAATTTCAAAAGTTACATCTCCAAAACTTCCGATTTTTCCCATTCTTATTCCTTCTTTTCAAGTGTGTCGTATAACAAATTTTTTACACTAAGCGTCCGTGCTGTTATACTCATTATTTGCTCTGTGCTTTCATATCTTAATGCAGCTCCTCCAGGTAGGCTAATATAGTACAGTCCCTTTTTCCCATCGTCCGGCTGATTAGTCTCTGAATACACCGGTCCAAGAACCAATGCTTTTTCTATTTCCCCATTATATTCTTCCGCTAATACCGCAACGGTATCTCCGTCCTGTGGCATGTGGTAGTCCCATGCAAGCAACGGCACATCTTCCAGAACTTGTCCATCCGCATCTGGTATTACGATTTTTACAGTTCCTGATTTATAATTTACAGAAACAATTTTGCAATAAAACAGTTTCATTTTCCCTCCTAAAAATCTGCAACAACCTGATGGAGCGTAAGTGCCGTAGTATAAGCTCCTCCGCTTTTTGTATTTGTCGCAGAATCTATAAAGTATTTTCCGTCCAATTTTCCAAAATCTTTCAGATTCACATTTACCGCTGCTGTATACATCGTGTTCCCAGTCAACGTAATAGTTGCCGTTCTGCATTCCCTTATGCTCGATCTTAATGCCGCTTTCGCTTTCAATTCTGCATCCTTTAGAGATTCCGCTTTTTCGGTTACATACATAACGCGGCTCCCGTTCGTTCCCGGTCTGTGAAATGTATATGAGAGTGTCTTTCCGTTTTTCCCGGTATAGCTGATCTTTACCGCATTGTATTCCTTCGATCGCTGATCGCTGATCTCGTATGCGTTTGACCCTCCGAGAGACGTGCGCTTTATCGTTGTGATTGCTTTCTTTCTTTCGTACTTTGTCTGGTCATATACAACCATTTTTTTGTTGTAAATTTTCAGACAAAGATCATAGTCCTGGCAAATCGAAAAAGCAAAACTCAGATCCGTCTTTCCGCTTTGTGAAATGCTATCTATTTTGTGATCGCTTGCGTCAAATTGCAGCGGAATCCCTGCATTTTTCGCCAAAGCGGAAAGGATGGTTTTAATCGTTGTCTTTTTCCATGTTCTATGTCTTTGAGTTACGTTAAATCCCGTATTAATCGGAACTGATAACCCAGATATTTCTACCGTTTCCGGAAAGCCATGAAAGCTTAATGAATCCAGCATAAATTTTCCACAGTACACCTTCTGCGTGGCTTTGCCTACCGGCCAGTCCTGTGTCTGTATCCACGCTTGGATAAAATCCTTTGATGTCGGCATGTATCCACGCATCCACTTCTGCTTTCCATCATTTCTAAGTGTAAGAGTTAGCGTGTCAGCCGATCCACTTGCGTTATCCACCCACTCAAACGATTCCATGTCTGACGTTATTTTATGTTGTTCGTCTTTCTCGTTGTATTTCAAGATAATCGTGCTTTTCATTCCACATCTCTCCACGGTGGCAATTCTTCTTCTGTGTCTGGATCTTCTGCGTCAAAATACGGACACCAGATTTTTACTCCATCCAAAAAAATTGTTGTCGTCAAAAAAATAGCATTTTCTTGAGCACCCATCAAAAGATCCGTCCGTGACTCATCCCCATAGACTTTCCATGCGATCAGGTCCCACATGTCCCCTTCTTTGGTTGTCCAATAATATCCTCCCATCAGAATGCCACTCTCGCTTTCTTCTTTGCCGCTTTTTGCAACATATTCTGTACATCCCCATAAGTTGTCCGCATTGCGTCCTGTACATCCGCTTTCTTCGCATTTCCCTGGATAATCACTGTCGGATTAAATATCAACTGCTGCGCTGTCTGTTGGCTGTTACTTAATATAGTACGCGGCTGTCTGTCAAACATCCCCAGCATCGCCCCAGATGTATACCAGATGTCCTTTGCCCGCTTGGAACCATCCAACGGCTGTACCGCTTCCGGCTTTCCTTCCTCTACTAGCGATGTAATAGTGTATTTGTCGTAAAATCCACCTTTCGCATTTTGCGTAAAAGGTACGGTCTTTTTAGCTCCCGGCATTTTCCCATTGCTGATATTTATAATATCCTGTGCCAGTTTCGTGCTGGTATTGATCGGATGCGCATCATTCTTTTGCTGGATATAACTCTGTGCTTTCTGCATGGCATCCGTCACGGAATAATTAATATTCGTCAATTTTGTGTCAAGGCTTAGTCGAATATCTGTGTTAATATCATAACCTTTTGAAAACGTTGTTTTCGCTTCGTTCTCAATACCAAAATACGCCTTTGTGAATTCATCACCTGACTGCCTTACAAAGCTAGTAAAATCGTCATCCGTAAGTAGTTTGCTAAGAATTCCTTGCGATAAAGCGTCGTAATTTCCCGACAATCCTTGAATTGTATACATTCCCTCAAGTGCTTCTTTTATCGCATCCGGTACTTCCTTTCCAGCCTCTTCATAACGTCGCGCAGCGTCTTCCAGATCTTCGATTTGGTTCTTCATTTCCACTGCAATTTTTCCAAGGCCTTTTTTGTCTGCTTTTGTTATTTCCGTTCCGTAGATTGAATTTACTTCGTTCGCCAAATTGTTCACGGCTAGCCCTGGATTATTTTTCCACAGTGACCGTGTCTCTTCGTTTGTTAAATCAGTATAGGTTTCATAGACCTGTTGCGCATCTTCCATGGCTTTTTTGATTATTCCAGAATATGCGTCATCAACTGTGCTCACTGTGTAATCTGCTGCTTTTACCTGTGTGCCTTCCACGCCCTTGTGGTAGGCTTTAGCCGCTGCCGCCTTGTCCTTTTCAAACTGCGTATCCGTGTAGGAGCTGTCTGTTGCTTTCTTGTACTCATATCCCTGCAGGGTGTTCTGATAGGCTTCTTCCTCTTTGTCTGCCGCATCCTTAACCTGTTTCTGTAGTTCTTTCTGCAACTGCTCAAATGCCTTGGAGTCCAAATCCGCTCCGGAATACTTCATTTCAATCGCATCAAACTGAGCATTCGTCTCTGCCGCATTCATTTTTTCAACGATGCTTTGCATCTTTTTCTGGTATTCTTCGACAACCTTGTTCTCGTCAATATCAATGATTCCATCTAAAAGTGCACCATTCGTTTTATCGTACAGATAGTCGTGCAACTCATCTCCCAAAGTATCAAGTTGCTGCTGTGCGCCCTTAAAAGTATTGGAAAGTTCCTCATCCTGCTCGCTTCCATCTCCGAAAAGAAGCGCCGTCGAAATATGCACCTCATATCCACGATCTGATGCGTATTGCTCCACGTTTTTAGTGTAAGTGTCTAACTGCGTGGCATAGGATTGATAATCATCCTTGTCCATACTGTAGCCCACGTTTACCTTCCATGAGCTCTTTTCTGCATCCGTCAGACTGTCCGTGATGTTCCCAAGAGACGTTTCGCTTTGCTGCATCGCCTCATTCAGCGCATCCACTTTCATCATTGTGTCTTCTCCGATGATGTTTTGTGCCAGTTTGTCGATTTCATCCAGGCTTAGCCGTACATTTCCAAAATGATCTTCCAGGTTACTCTGTGCCATCTTCTCGTTGGCATTGTCTATCGCGCCTTTTATAGCATTGTATCCTGCAATTGCTGCAGATACCGCAAGTGTTACCCCTGCCACTCCGCCACCGGCGCCGCCGAACGTTTCCATAAACTTTTTTATTCCGTTTACAGCGCTTGCTCCTTTTGCCGCTATATCAATCGCAAGGATTCCACCAGCCACACCTTTCAGCGCTCCAATTACAGCGGTTTTATTTTCTACGATAAACGATACAGCCGAAGATCCAACCTCATACGCTTTTTCGACGGTTCCCTCCACACTTTCGATTGCGTTAGCAAAATCGTATTGGTGAGCCTGCGCATAGGCTTGCAGGTCTTTCGTAACCGTCGGGATGAATTCCGCTTCCCACTGGATAAACTCTTTTTCCGAATCGCTTACAGTATCCACTACCCGGATCTGCATATCCTCAAGTGCTGACTGCCGGATTGCTTTCGCGTTTGCCAGCGTATCCGTTGTGGTGTCGTACATCTTATTCATGGCACCGGTACTGTTTGATATAGAGTTTTCCAGCGTATCCCATGCGGATGCACCGTCTTTTGTGCTCTCCTTTACGGAGTCAAGCAAGTATCCAAACTGGCTGTATCGATGTACTCCGGCAATAGCAGCCATGGTTGTAGCTTTCTGTTCGTCCGTATAGTCTGCCATTGCGTCGTTGATGTTAAGCAGTGTCCGGCGCAATCCTACAAACTTACCGTCTGCATCCCACAAACTCACGCCCAGCTTGTCAAACGCTTTCATAGCCGTCGAATTCGACACGATACGTGTCAAAATAGAATTCATGGCCGTTCCGGATTCTTCCGCTTTTGTTCCGTTGTTCGCCAGTACCCCAGTGGCTGTGATCAAATCATCCATGGATACGCCCAGCGTTTTGGCAGCGCCCCCTGATTTAACCAACGAACGGAGCAGCTGCTCTGCGTTTGTGTTTGCCTTGTTGTTTGCCATGGCAACTTTGTCAAGGTATGTTTCCATTCCCTCAACCCCGACACCAACAGCTGACATGGAATCCGTCACAAGATCTGACGTGGTCTTTAACTCTCCGTTTGTGGCTGCTGTTGTTTTTAACATTGGATTTAATGCTTTTAGCTGTGTATTAACATCCCAGCCTGCAAGTGCCATATACTTCATAGCTTCCGCAGATTCCGCAGCCGTGAACTTTGTAGCCTGCCCTGCATCCATCGCAGCTTTTTTCTGTTGCTCATACTGGCTTGCAGTTGCTCCGGAAATGGCCTGCAGTTCTTTCATTTGTGTCTCAAAGTTGCTGTATGTCTCATTTGCTTTTGCCGCCATAACAGCTACCGCAGTTCCTGCTGCCACTCCTGTTCCAAGCATCACTCTTCCGGCTTTCATAGCCACTCGATCCATTGCATTCAGTTTTTTTACAGATCCGCTTAGTACGGCATCGTACCCGGTTCCTTTTTTTGCTCCGATTTCCAGCGTCGTTTTGAATGTGACATTTTTTGCCATTATGTGCCGCCTCCTTGCGCTTGTATAATCTCATCCGCCACTTCCAGCAGATCTTCAATCGGCATTTCCCGCAAATACTGCAATGACGTGCACAATCTCATGGATATATGTACCGTCAGTTTTTTTAATTCTGAGAGATCATCGATCCCTATAAAACTAAAAAATAATATTGCACCACATTCTCCACTTCATTTATATCTTTCATCGACAGCATGTTAAAAAATTCTACCGGAAGACTTGTCGCACGCATTGCAACATGTTTGCAGTACATTGTATCTCTAAATTTATTAACCAAAACTCTCCCCATCGCCCTCATTACATCGTCCAAATCCTGTGAGTCAGTTGTGCCCATCTTTCGCATGCCGGAAAGGTCAATCTTGTCATACTCTTTTCCTTCGAATTTATATGTTTTTTCAAAGGTCGCCACAAGCGGTGGCAGCTCCTTTTTCTTCGTCTGCTCGTTTGTTGTGTCCATTTTTGCTTCCAATTTTACTGATTCATCCATTTTTTCTCTCCTTTTCTTATTCAGCCTGTTGCGACGTCGCAACAGGC